AAATTAATAAACGTGAATGGGTTTTAAATCGCACAGATGAACAAAAAGAACAAGCTAAAATTAATAAACGTGAATGGGTTTTAAATCGCACAGATGAACAAAAAGAACAAGCTAATCTTACTAGGAGAAATTGGACTAATAAAGAAAAAGAGAAATATTCAACTGCCCCTACTAAAGAAGTAGTTTTTTTGGATCAAATTTTCTTCCCCGCCAAAGGATGGTTTGATACTAAAAAAGAACAAGCTAAAGCATTAAAACGCCCCACTCAATTCAATATACCTGAAATGTGGGAACTGTTTATTTGCGAAGAAACTAACTTTGAAAAAACAAAAGGTAAAGTACATAGAAGTGATGGTCATTATAATGGTATCTATATTGAATGTAAAACAGGTTCTGTAGATGCATTCGGTGCTTTACTAATATCTAATGTGATGACTAAAACAGGAAAGTATAAAGAAGCTCCATTAATTACTGCTATTCACAATATCATAACAAATACTATTCATTATTTTATTATACCAGTTGATAAATTTGAAGATTTAGTAGTTCCAGTTAAAGGTTGTTCAAGCCCTATAAGATCTTCATTTAATAAAACTACTTTACAATATGCAGATAACATAAAAGATTACCAAATTAATTCTCTTGAGAAATTAATTTTACAAGTTAAAGAAATGTATTAATAAAAAATTTATTTTTAACAACGAGGAAAGGTAGTGAACGCACAAGAAAATTATACACACGATTGGGTCAAGGCTGAGTTATCTGACCCCAAGTTCCGCAGTAAGGTAGTCAAATTGAAGACCGACTACAAGAGGGAACAGAAGTCTATATTGAAACAAAAGTATGAACAATCCGAAGAATATCAATCTAAAGAGGAAATGTGATGATTAGTAGCACTGCCGACAAAATTAAAATCAAAAAAATGTTATCTGAAATCTCTGATTCATACACAAGAATTAGTGCCGAGCGCGAACTTGTGAAAGAGACTATCGAAGCATTAGCTGAAGATTTTGATTTGGATAAAAAGATTCTAAGAAAGATGGCTCAAATCTTCCATAAGCAAAACTACTCTGAAGTAGAGTCTGAACAAGAAGAATTAGCTCTATTATATGAATCAGTGGTTGGCTCAAATTGAGCCTTTACTTTTTAGAATAGATAGTTTATAATAACTTATATTTTAAATTAATGAGATGAAATAATGGCTGTGTTAAAGAAAAGTGAAGCAAGCATCAATAATAAGAAAGATGCTAACGATAAGATTAAAGAAAAAAGAGCAAAGATTGATGCGATGTTTAAAGGTTCTGATGAGCCTATCATTAACCCATTAGATTATAGATCTACTTTGATCCTAGCCTTGAATTGGTATAATGTATATGCTTCTTCTGCCGATAAGAAGAAGTGGGCATTAGACTCTATTGACAACAAACTTAGAAAAAACTTATTATCTAAACTTGATGATAACTTATTCAGACAACTTGGTACTCTTTCTAGGATTCAATCTAGAGACCAGTTCCTTGAAAAGAATGAGTTAGCCTTCATCAAAGATACTATTGAAAAATTAGATGTATTATCCGTTACGCCTAAGGAAAAAGTTGAAGCTGATAAACCTAAAAATGTAATCTCTATTCAAGATAAGGTTAAGAGTATCGCAACTACATTTGCTTCTGAAATTGATGGTGAGATTGATGAGTTTATGAGGTTGGGTTATCCAAAGACATTTACCTTCAAGAACTCTATTAAGACTATTAGTGGTCAAGCTGCTAAACTTATTCCTGATATGTTCAAAAGTCAAATAGCAGAACTTGAAGAAGTGTTAGTGGGTGATTGTGAGCAATTAAAGGATTCATATTCTCATATCAAAACTGTTCAAGTCAAGAACTTCTTAAAGTTACTGAAAGACTTTGTTGATTCATGTACTCAACAAGTAGTATCATCCAAGAAAGTTAGGGTCGCTAAACCTAAAGCCCCAAGCGTTGTTGTTGCCAACCTAAAGTATCTTCCAGCCTTTCCTGAGTTAGGTATCAAATCTATTGCCCCAACTAAGTTAGTAGATTCTCAAGAGGTTTGGTTATATGATACTGTAAAACGAAAGTTAATATATTATAAGGCTGTAGTGGGTGATTCCTTAACCGTTAGAGGGACATCTATAGTAGGCTATGATGTTAATATATCAAGCGTTAAGACTATCAGAAAGCCCGAGATTGTCAAGGATTTAGCTGTATTAAATAAGAAACAGATACTTGAACAATTTACTAGAATGGTTTCAAAGGGTGGCGTTCCTAATGGTAGGACAAATGATAAAATGATCATATTGAGGGTATTTTAAAAATGATCATCATCGACTACTCACAAATCTGTATAGCTGCCACAATCGTATTCTCTAAAGAGATTAATAACAATACTCTTGAACATAATAAAGACTTGATACGCCATGCTATCTTATCAAGTCTTCTTGCCAACAAGAAGAAGTTCCACCAAGAATACGGTGAAGTGGTTATTGCTGTTGATGATAAGAACTATTGGAGAAGGGATAAGTTTGAATACTATAAAGCTAGTAGAAAGACTAACAGAGAATCATCTGATGTTGACTGGAAAACTATCTTTGAATGTATGGATATGGTACGAGAAGACCTGATAAAGTTTTTCCCTTATAAGGTAGTGCGAGTTGAACGATGCGAGGCTGATGATATTATTGCTGTATTGAGTAAGTGGACTCAGGATAATGACTTTGACCAATTTGGTATTGAGGAGATTGCTCGCCCAACCCTTATTATTAGTTCAGATAAAGACTTTGCTCAACTTCATAAGTATTCAAATATTAGGCAGTATTCGCCAAATTTTAAGAAGTATGTAAAAAGTCCACCAAGCATTCCTCAATATATCCTTGAGCATATAATACGAGGAGATGCGGGGGATGGTGTGCCTTCTGTATTGTGCCATGATGACTTTTTTGTCAACAAAGAATTATATGGTAGAGCTACACCTGTGACTAAATCTGTCATAGAAAAGTTTTCCAATAGAGAAAACCTAAACGATTTAGAAAAATCAAGGTATGACAGAAACGAGATGTTAGTTTCATTTGAAAAGATACCAACTAGCATCGAGGACAGTATCCTAGAAGAGTTCCTAAAGGAAAGACCTAAATTTAATCGTAATAATATCTTCAACTATTTGATAAAGAATAAGATGCGATTATTGATGGATTCTATAGAAGACTTTTGATACTATATAATTAACACAATAACTAAAAGGTGAATATATGAACAAAAAAGAAATAATTCCAGAGACCCTAAAACGAATCAACGATGGCGATACGTTAGCCCTATTAAAAGAAAACGTCGCTAACGGATCCTTAAAGGCTGTATTCGGGTATGGTTTTATCCCTAAAGGTAAATGGTTACTCCCAGAGGGCACTCCTCCTTATAAAGAAGATGCTGCACCTGAAGGTATGACTCCTGGTAATCTATGGAGTGAAACGAGATCATTTGATAGATTTATGATGCAGAATTTGCCCGACTCAAAACGAGAGCAAATGTTTATTCAGTTATTGGAAAACATCCACCCAACTGAAGCCAAAGTTGTTATTGCTATCAAAGACCAGTCATTATCTGAAATGTACCCTAATATTACATTAGATAAAATTGTTGATGCAGGATTCTTTATATGGCCACATGGTATTGATGAAACAGAATACAGAGCAAGAGTTTCTGGTGAGGTGAAGACTGTTGAAATCCCTTTGGAAGTAACGGAATCCAACCTACCAAGCTCTGGATCAGAGAAGAAAAGAGGAAGACCAAAGAAAGTAGTTGGGTAAAAATAAAACGGTTATTTAGAAAATAAGGCTTTACTTCTCTCTTTAGATACGTTATAATTACTCATAAATTAAATAAAGAGAGAAAATTATGTCAATGTTTAAAGGGTCTTATGATGAAAACAAAGCAATCGGAGAGTTTATACTCCCCGAATTTCAAACCAAGTTTGAGTATCGAATAAGCACTGGCGATGCTCCTTTCCAAGGAACTTGGGGTATTGAGAATGGATTTGTTCACGAAATTGCTATTTGTGATGGAAGTGTGAGGTTTGCTAATGTGAAAAAGACCGTTGCTTATGTTATGGTCGATACAGATGATGAAGGCAAGCCAGTTGTCGAAAAGTGGAAAATTAAACAAACTTGGGTGAGAAAATGAATAAATTTTTGAAAGCACTAAGAACCGCAAGTATTGCCCATAAGTTTCAAATAAGGTTAGATGGTCAAACTCCTTTCATCAATCACCCTATTCAAGTGGCAGAACTGATTAGTTCTGTTGGTGGTATTCAGAATGAAAATATTTTGTGTGCTGCTATTCTCCACGATATAATTGAAGATACTCCTACTACTTTTGAAGAAGTAAAGAATGCCTTCGGAAAAGAAGTTGCGTTGATTGTAATGGAATGTTCTGATGATAAGAGTCTACCAAAGGCAGAAAGAAAACGTCTTCAAGTTACTAAAGTTATGTACAAATCTAATAGTACCAAGATTGTGAAGTTGGCTGATAAGATTGCTAATATGAACGATATCATTATTAACCCTCCAAAAGAATGGAGTATGGAAAGAAAGTTAGCATACTTTGAATGGTCAAAAGAAGTTGTTGATGCTGGTCTACGAGGAATTAATCCTGGTCTTGAAGCGATGTTTAATGACACATATTTTCAGAAACAATGGCTAAGTTAGGGGAAATCTTTGGGTGGTTTGCTTTTTTAATAATACAAGCAGCCACTATCCCACCAACCATTAATATTATTTACGGAAATCTTGGTAGAGTTCCACCATTAGAAATGGTATTGATGATATGGATAGGATTATTGCTGTATCTGATACGAGGTATTATTACAAAAGATACTTTGTTTATTGTCAGCAATGCGGTGGGATTGACTTCTCAATCAATATTGTTGGCATTAATTCTTACAATGTAAAATAAACGCTTTACTTCTTGAGTTAGATAGTTTATAATTACTTATAAATTAAATAAACCAATTGAAAAGAGAGAATATATTATGGCTTATATGAATCAAGAAAAAAAAGCAATCATCAACAACCTGATGAAGCCGATTTTAAAGAAGTACAATGTGAAAGCAACCCTTTCAGTTGATAATATGTCAACTATCAACTTGAATATCAAGTCAAGTGCCTTCGACTTTGTAGGTATCTACAACAAGAAAAATCAAGAAGAACAAAATAGAAAATACCCAAACGAAACTTTCTATGCTAGAGAAAACTTCACCTTGACAGATGGTTGGATAGCTGATTCTTATGAAGGTCAAGAGTTAGCGTTCTTTGAAGAAGCGTTTGCTGCATTAAGAAGTGCTGGTTATTATAACAATACCGACTGTCAAACCGACTATTTTGATACTGCTTATTATTATTATGTAAAAATAGGTCAGTGGAATAAACCATATCAACTAACTATATAACAGGAAACAATGAAACCGCATATTAAGAAGAACTCCAAGATGTTAATTGCTTGGATAGATAGTAAAGGTAATATACAATTCATGAGCAATATGACTGTTAACCAGAAACGATTAGTTATGAAATCATTAAATGAGGAACCTAAAAATGAAAAGATTTGATCAAATCGGAGGTCCATACCCAATGGCTGAAACCCCAAATGGATATTGGATCACTTATGATTCTTATAACCAAAGTGTCTTAGATGCCAATAAACTGGTAGAGAAATCTAGGAGAGCAAGAGACAATCAAGCATCTTCATACACATCTAAGTTAGAACATCTTCACAATATAATAATCGTTTTATCTGTAACTCTATTTGCTACAGTTGCATCTTTAATTTTTATAGGATTAACAAAATGAGTAAATTAATTGTTGGTATAATGGCAATAATATTTGGGCTTGTGTCTGTTTCTGCATGGATTACTCATGTCATTACTTGCATAGAAACTCAACAATGGCTATTTTTGATAGCTGGATCTATTGCTGCACCCATTGGAATTATTCACGGGTTTGGTATTTGGGTAGGTGTTTGGTGATGGCATATAACGATATTTTAGTGAATGATCTAGAAAAGCTCCTTTCAGAAGCTAACAAAAAACTAGAAGAAAACCTTGCTGAACATCTAGAAGACCAAGAATATAATTTTAAATGTATGATGGAGATAAGTGACGATTTAGATGATGAAAAGGCTAGAAGCGAGAAATTGTGGTCCTTGTTGATTATCTCATCTGCTTTTAACGTATTAGCTGCAATCATCGGTATCATAGTTACCCTTGGAGTATTTTAACTTGAACGACAATGAACCGCTCAACAGACCAATGGATTGCTATTATGACCTCCTTGAGGAGATTTTATCGCAAGGTAACAATTCAGACGATCGCACTGGCACAGGAACTCTAAGCCTATTTGGTAAGCACCTTGATTTTGATTTGAAGGAAGGATTCCCATTACTTCCAGGAAAGTTTACTTCATTCAAATTGGTAGCTGCAGAGTTGCTATGGTTTCTATCTGGTTCAACTGACAATGAAAAATTGAGGAAGTTGAACGGTAATGATAAACCAACAATTTGGGAAGAATGGGCTGATGAAGATGGTGACCTCGGACCAATCTATGGTCATCAGTGGAGAAATTGGTGGGCTGAAGGTGAAGATGCGGTTGACCAGATAACCAGCCTTATTGAAGGGTTGAGAGAAAGACCATTCAGTCGTAGACATATTGTATCTGCATGGAATGTTGCTGATTTGCCTGATGAAGAAGT